TTCTGTTCTAGCCTTTATAACGTCGGCTTGTGTTATTTTACCGTCACCTGTTTGATCTTTAAAATACATAGGAGCTGTAATTTGACCAGATGCATTTTGTAATGATCTTTGTCGTTGATCTACACCACCAAAAACTTGATTACCAGCAGCTACAACAGAATCATTAAATAAAGGTTTCGCAACACCCATTTGATTAGCTGGGACTGGAGGTGTGTATGTCATTTGCTGATCTGGAGTTTGTTGCCCAGTAATAGGGTCGATATACATCGTAGGTGCATTACCAGTAGTAGCTTTTAAATCTTGATTGTAAGTAGGCATAATTATCTTTTTTTATCGTTATTAACGTTGTATATGGCTGTAGTTAAAACCTTATCTGTGTAACTATTACCACTTATTATTTTATTTCTTCTTGAACTTGTTGGTATATCTTCTTCACCAAGCATAATTCTGTACATTCTATTTATTAGTTGTTTACACTGAAAAGAAACTTCATATATATTATATTTTTGAGTGGTTCTATTTCTGTGCCTCCAAACTTTAATCCAACCTTCTTTTAAAAGCTTATTCCATCGACGGTTATCCCAACTATAAGAGTAAGTACCTATTTTAAAATCTTGTTTAGAAAAATATTCCATACAATCAAGATATATTAGAAGCTCTAATTCAGCGTCATTAAGGTTATTGTTTTTGCAAGCCCATTTACGTATTATACGATAATGTTTTAACAAGTTTATATCTTTAATATCTCTTGCTTCTAGCCTTTTCATAAAACAATAACTACATCTTGTAATTTAATAACGTGATAAGAATTTTTACCTATCTCTATTTTATGACCAGCGTGTCTATCAAAGAATATACTATCATTTTCTTTTACGCCTTCAACGTCATTTCCAATAGAGATAACTTTAGCTTCTGTATATCTTATATCGTCTCTATGAGTTTCAGCAAGAAGTAGACCACCTTTTGTTTTAGTAGTCCCTTCTTTTACTTTTTCTATAATTAAGTTTCTACCTATTGCTTTCATCTCCAACTCTTAAATTATTGATTACACAATCTGTAGATAATATTGTTGTTGCTACTGATGCCGCGTTTCTGAGTGCACTTTTAGTAACCAGTAATGGATCGATAATACCGGCTCGTACCATATTAACGTCTTTACCTGTAACCACATTTAAACCTCTATTTTTAGTTTGAGGGTAAACAATCTCAAGACCTGCATTAGTAAGAATTTTTTTATAAGGTGCTTTAATAGCTTTTAATAAAACTTTTTCACCTTCATTCTTAGCTGTTATATTTGTAGACGCGTTGAGCAAAGCAATACCTCCACCTGGAATTATACCCTCTTTTATCGCGGCTTTAGTAGCACAGATAGCATCTTCTACTCTATCCGTTTTTTCTTTAAGTTCAATTTCTGAGTTTGCTCCAACTTTGACAACTGCCACTTTAGCAGATAAACGTGCAAGACGTTTTTCAAGTCGTATAACTTGAGCAGGAGATTTTTCAGTTTCAAGTTGTTTTTTAATTTCGTTAATAACGTCATCTACTTCAGTTGGTGTTTCTTTTATTTGTATAATAGTTTCTTGATCGCTAGTAACGCTTTTAACACACTCACCTAGTTTTTCAGCTGATATTAAATCAAGATCATCTCCAAGATCTTCATTTATTATAGTAGCTCCAGTAAGCATCGCTAAATCATTAAGCACATCTTTTTTAGTTATACCAAAAGTAGGTGCGTTAATAACATTAACTTTTATATTTCCTTTAACTTTGTTCATTGCTAAAGCAGCTACAACAGGTTGCTCCATGTCGGCTATAATCAGCAAAGATTTATTATTTTTTATTACGTATTCTAAAATAGATTGTATCTGTCTAATACTTTCAACCGGTGAATCGATTAGAAGTACTAATGCGTTTTCAAGTTCAGCTGTTTTATTAGCTTTGTTTGTTACAAAGTTAGAATTAGTAAGTCCTTTATCGTATTGTATTCCTTCAACAACTTCAACGTATGTTTCAGATTCGCTAGTAGGTTCCATCATAACCACACCGGTCTCTCCTACTGATCTGAAAGCGTCTCCAATAACCTTACCTAGTATTGGATCGTTATTTGTTGATATAGTAGCTACAGAGTCAATCATATCACCTGTAACCTGTATAGAGTTTTTCTCTAAGTATTTTATTACTTTTTCAACAGCATCATTTATACCGTTTTTCAACTCTCTATCATTGTAATTTTTATCAAGCTTGTAAGCTTCTTTTAAAATGGAATGAGCTAAAACCGTAGCTGTAGTTGTTCCATCGCCAGCTTCTTTAACTGTTTTGCGAGCTGCTTCTTTTAAAAGAGTTGCGCCCATATTTTCAACAGGGTCTAAAAGAATTATTGAATCAGCAACTGTAACACCATCTTTTGTTATCACTGGTTTACCTGATCCGTCTTCTAGGATCACACATTTACCGCTAGCTCCTAATGTAGAGCTAACGGCTTTTGTGAGTTTTTCTATTCCTTTAAATACTGTGTTCTTCGCGTCTTCCCCGAAGTTAAGATTTTTGACAATTTTGTCTGACATAATTTAATTTAATTTAATTTGATTGTAATAATATTATTTAAAGGTTTTTACTACTTTAGGTCCGTTGATAAATTCAACTTTATCACTGTAGTGTTTGACGGTTTGGTTTATAGCGATTTCAGCGCCTTCTAAAGTTTCCCGTCGTGTAACGTCATGCCATAGATCTTCGTCTTTAAGATCTTGATATTCGGTTTGATAATAACCGTTTAGGAGTTGAACAATCCTCCAGTTTTCTTTTTTAGCGATATGCTTCCAAAGATCTATACGGTCTTTACTTGGTTGTGGTTGACTACTCCACGTGTTAGTCTTGTAAAATAGTGTCATTTGGTTTTGGTTTTATGTTATTTATTGGTTTACTCTTCCCGAGTAGGGTATGTTTGTATTATTACTCGTTTTTTTGGTTTTTTACTTCCTTAACCACCTATTGTCATAGTGATTGAAGTGGGGTTTATTTTTAAATCAATATCTTTTTGTATATTAGATTCAATTTGCGCAACCTGCTCTTCACCCATAGCTGCTTTTGTCCAAGCTACAACCTGTTCGTTTGTTACATCTTCAATAGGTGTAAAATCTGTTATATCTTCAGTGCTTAAAGATTGTGTACCAATAACTGTACTTGAGTAAGGTTGTTCTTGTGGATCTAATTGATCTGATATACCAGTAACTATCCAGTGCACGTTATAAACTACATCTGTATATTCACCTTCTGTTGGGTGAACATCTACTGTTTTACAATTCCATTCGTAAGTTGTTGCCATTTTTTAATTGTTTTCTAATGTTTGTATTCTTGTTTCTAATTGTTCTATTTTAGCGTTTAGCTCTTTTACAGAGTTTATTAAAGCAAAAGTTAACGCGTGGCTATCAAAGTCGTAGAGTTCTGTATATTCTTTATCTTCTTTGTTTAGTTTAGCATTATATTTTTTAACCGTTTCCGGCATAACATCTTTTATTTCCTGCGCTATAACACCAATATTGTTTTTAGCTTTAGTATCAAAACCTGCTTTTCCGTTATAATCAAAAATCTTAGGTTTTACTTGTAATAATTCTTCAAGCCCTGTTTCGTAAGGTCGTATATTTGTTTTTACTCTTTCATCAGATACTACAGTCCAAGCACTAGACGTTGGTTTAGCCGCTGAGTTTAGTGCTAGCTGTAACCGATAAGCGGGATTAGTTGTTCCAATACCGACGTTGCCACCTAATTCCTGAAGTATTAAATCATAAGCAATAGCGGTTCCGTCAATACGTCCAACTTGAATATGACCATCGCCACTACCAGTTACCCATTGTTGGATACCGTATTGATCTGAAGCGTTAAATATACCAAATTGCCCAAAATTAGTTCCTAAAGTAGTAGTACTAGGATTACCCCCAGCAATGGACAATGAGTTTCCAGGACTAGTCGTTCCGATCCCGACGTTGCCTAAAGAAACCCGCATACGTTCTGCGTTACTAGTAACAAAACGAATTGGTATTCCATTAGGACTACCAAGCGTCATGCTAGATGTACCATCACAGCTTAAATCAGCGTTCGCTCCATCAGTGCTTGTAACACGTAATCTTTGAGTTCCTGAACCACTGATTTGTAATTTTGAATCGGGACTAGTTGTTCCAATA